GCAAAGTGGGTGATTTCGATGGTGCGTTGTTGGCTGACGGCTTGAGAAACGAGTGCAAGGCCAAGGGCTGTGTAGATTGTTTTGTACATAGTATAACTCCTTTTACAGCCAGCTCGTTGAAAGTCTTATTAGTTCGTCGTCTGAAACCGACCGATCAAAAATCGCCATTTTTGTATATATCCCATCGTTATATGTGTGATATGCAGGGCTATAGACAATTTCGCTTGACAATGGTGTTCCAAGATAAATTTCTGACAGCTCAAAATCAGTCGGTAGTGTGATTTCCTGTGACTTAATACCGTTTACTGATTCTGTAACCTTGTTCCCGCTGATCCGAAGCGCTACGGTATGGGCTACGCTAAGTTGCTCTGCACCATTTCCAAAATAAATTGGTGTACTTAGAATCCGCCCAGCTACTGGCCCTGTTTGAGTTGACGTCGGATAAAACGCTAGTCGATGCTTTTTCGCTAGAGCTGGGTTGTCTATATTTTCGCCAGCAAACAGGATAGCACCGCCTGCTGATTTAAGCACTATTGTTTCTGCGTATGCGTGAGCATACCCGGACGCTTGCAAATTATCAGCAATATTGTAAACATTAGTCTGATATACGATAGTTATTTCGTCTTTTATTGCCACTGCATCATTGAGTATACTATCAATAATTTTCAGTTGATCTGACGGGATAGCCGTTTGAACTGTAGTATAAGAATCCGCAATAATCTTAGAACCCGAAGTCGGTTGTGCATAAAGTCCAGAAATCTGCACATGATTCAAAGAGCCACTCACAGCAACATTAATAGAGTTTGTTGCCGTCTTGCTTTGTAGTGTAACAATCTTAATCTCGCCAGCATTAACCACAATCGGAGCAACTACTCCACCCGAAATTGTTACGCTACCAGTGCCTTCTGCGGTTACAACCAAAGCACCTGAAGCCACAACCCCTGTAGAAATTGTTTGATTAGCAGGGCTTGCTGGGTTGATAAAAATATTACGAACACCTGGTTCTGACAACAAACCAAAACGACCGTTTTTGAGTTTTGCTGTTCTAACCTGAGATAATGACGATACTTGAGATTGATTGCCATGTTTATCAATCGTAATCGGCCTAATCTCCATTGTTGCTTGAGGTCTTTTAATCACTACATCATTAATATCTCTTGAAAAATAACTCTCTGTGTTATGTCGATATATCTCATTTTCAAAATCAAGATAAAGTGAAAAATCCGTTGGCCCATTTGTAAAACCAAACTTACCAAGGTTATTCTTAGAAACAGCGTTCGATTTAAGAATTAAAGTCATTTCAAAAACTCACATTTGCATTAATAAAATTTGTTCTTTTGTGGAACATGCGCCATTTCCCAGCACTATCATTGTCATCAGATGAATATAAAATATCCAAAGATAGATGATTATTTGAATCAAAAACCGGGACAAACGAAGCTTTATAAATCGCAGTTCCATTAAAAATATTTTCTGAAAAAGTGAAATTTATACCGTCATTTGACGCGCCAAAGTACAAACCTTGGTCCTGCATCGAATAGCACAACATCACCAGTGTTTTGCCTATGTATTTAATATCCATGTGCCAGTTTGCGAAGCTAGGGGTAACAACATCGGAAACAAAAGTCCAGCCTGTTTCATTGTCTAAATCTTGATTTTTAAAGAGCCGGATACTATTTCGACTCCAAGAACGATTTAAGGTATCTATATACAAATCCCAACAACCTTCATTTGTGTTGTAGATTAGACAAGGTGAACCACATAACTCAGATTCTGGATAATCCAAATTCAGCATAATGCGTTTTGGTTCAGTCCAGTTTTTGCCGTCTTTTGTTTTTCGCATCCACAAGCAATCTGTTCTTAATCCGCTTCCGTTTGAGTTTCTGCGAGATTGTCTATATACACAGATTAGCTCTCCTGTCCTTGGATCATGAGCCAGAACATTATCTGAGTTATGACCGTTATATTGTGAAGGTGGCGGAACATCTAGCGGTTGAGTAAAACCATCTAACAGCTCGAAATTTTCTAAATCATTCGAGCCATAGATGCATGGGTTTTCTTGGGATTCTTGAGTGTTATGATATGGCGTAATCGCACACAAGTATTTGTATCCAAGAAAACCGTTATAAAACTCAATTAAACTTGGGTGGCATGAACCTTGATTTAAACCGTACGGTGTATTGATCGTAAGCAAGGTTGAATCTGCCTTACCAAAGGCGTCTATTGAAGATAAAAAACTATCGTCAATTATGAAATCGTGTTTATACAAATTCAGCGGAGGTGGGCACTTAACGCCGGTTTCAGCAAATTGCGATGCCAGTAGAAAACTGCTAGTACTTGGATCGAAATTATGAAGTCGATTCCTGCTTTGAGCGATTACAGTATCTTTTACAACACCTGATGATTGCTTTAATTGCAATATTTCAGAAGCAATGTCTTTCTCGATATTTGGTATAAATACATCGCCAGATTTATTAATCTTTAAAACAATATTATTGTTCAAATCCGTCACAACATAAATGTCAGTTGACGCATCCTCAGATAACTGACTATCTTTTGAGTTTGCGCGTTCATTTAACTTTTCTATAATTTCTTGAACACTTAGGTCATCTGTGATGCCGACCAAGTAAAGCAATCCATTAACAGAAAGTTTTGCAACAATATTATCTTTTTCATCAACAATATTAAGAATATCTTCCCCGTATGGTACTTTTTCAGCAAGAGAATCGATATTATTTTGCACATCAGAGACTTTTTGTTTTGTATAACTTTCGGAATGTTGTATTGCCGATTGAGCTGGATCAAATTCACTTTTCTTTAATACAGTACCATTCCATCGGTTGTTTCCAAGCCCCCATTGTCCTGTACCAGTTGTATTTTCTTCACCAATTACAACAGTACAGTTCACAGGTAAAGTTGCTTTGTAAGCATCAAATTCAGCGTAAGTACCAAATTCATGAATACCTTGAACAATTTCAGATTTATTAGCTTTTTGCTGTTGTAAATATTCGGTACGTGCCAGGAATACTTTGGCATGTTCATTCAAATTACCATCTGGTCCACCACTTGCAAACTCATCTCTATCAAGCTGTCGAGCAGCTGGCCAGCCTGGTTGTACTTCTAAATTTGGCATTACATATCTACTCCATTCATTTTTTTTGTACCGTCTAGTTTCCAGGTTCCATCTAAATAAAGACCGCCGGCAGCCCGTGTAAACTCTGTGTCATGACCTGCTTGCGTCATGGCATTAACTTGCAAATTCGAAGGGCTTTCCAGCATGACTGTAGTGTCAATCAGATGAGAACGTAAATTTTTATAAGCACGAACCACTTTGAATAATTCTTTGTAATCGGTGATCGATACACTGTCTTGAGTGGTTTTAATGAGCAGCTTGAATGTATATGGCTTGCCTATTGGCACCATGTTGAACCATTCCTGGACAATCACTGGAAAGCCCAAGGAATTCAGTGCCACTTCTAATGCGCCTGCTGTTCCCTTGATGCTGTGGTTGTACAGTGAGGTTTTAATCACTTGACGTTTTTGTGCTTCAGTCCAGTTTTTATTCCAGATATCGACCGAGCGTTCCCAGGCTAACCATGGCAGTACTTCTGCTGCTGCATTCAGTGGATCGTTAAAGCTGCGGATGTTCAGCTCTACATTTGAGACACGCGCAAAAGCATTCTCAAACTTCATTTCAAATTTTGTGGCATTCGGTGGCAGCAATTGACTCATGCACTAACCCTCGCAATGTTGATTCCGGTGCAATAAGCAACCTGACCAATTGAAGTATCGATATTGCCTGCAGGTGAAATTAAATTGACCCGGCTGACACCAGGCTGATGCAGTGCCTGGTAAATACCAGATAAAGAAACGCCACCAGTGAATGCATGAGATTTTTTGCTGTATTCATCGGCTGCTTTATAACAACTGTTTAGAACGATATTTTCATCTGGACCTTCATCAATAAATATTTCAGCTTCAATGCTGTAATTCAAAATAGATGCAGAGTAGATGATTGGTCGGTCAGTCAAAGGTCGAATGGATTTGGCATTTAATGCTGCAGTCACGATATTTAAAAGATCTTCGGATGCAGTACCATCGCCTTCTGTTGAAAGCACATAAATATTGCAAATGGCAGTTGGATGATTGTTTTCATCCAGCGGTGCATAGGGATAAATGTCTTTGACCCGTGCATCTGCATTCAGACCATGAAAAATATATGAACCTTCACTGCCTGCAGTGGTTTGGCCTTCCGGTGCCAGCTGGACACGTCTACGCAAGGACTCATTTGATTCTTTAACTTCTGGAGTTGTATCCGTTGCCGGACTGATAATCCGTCGTGAAAGATTGCGTTCAGCTGCTTTGTGGTCGAGATCTGCACCTTCAGCATAAGCAAGCAAAACTGCACGAGCCTGGTTATTGGCATCCTGACGGACCAACATTTCACGATAGGCAAAGACCTGTGCCAGTTTCATGGCTGGATCTGATTCAAGCAGGTCGGGAAACTCTGGATCGACTTCACGCATTTTCTGATAAAAGTCGTCCAGCCCTTCTTTTAAAATAATTTCAAAGTCGATCTGTTTCACCACATCGGGTGGTGCAAGTAAGGATAGGTCGATGGCTGTAGATGAGTTAATGCTCATGTTAAAGCTCCAACGAGTAAAGGTATGTTCATATTTAAGCTTTGACCGGATTGGACGATTGTTCCTTCAAGATTGAGGACCGTTTGCCCTTGATTTACTTCGCTGATATAAAGCTGGCTGATCTGGATACGTGGTTCCCAGCGCAAAATTGCTGAATAAATGGTACTGTAGAATTTGAGATACAGTGCTTCACTGGTAGGTTGATCCAGTAAATTTGCGACTTGTGTTCCATACTCACGACGCATGAGTCGTGAGCCAATAGGCGTACTGATAAGGTCTTCTAGTGACTGACGAATGTGGTCTAATTCGCTCAGTTCAGTTCCACTATGACGTGACATCATTACTGCGGTCCTCCAGTCGAACTTAGACCTGGTTCAACGCCTGAATGTGTATGTTCTTTTAGGCTGATAGATCCAGCGGTGACATTGGCTTCTGTACTGAAATGACCAGATGAATGACTACTGCCATGGACAAGTTGACTGCCACCAACAGTATTGTTTCCGGTCATTGCAACACTGCCATTGACCTGAACATTTCCATTAATCGTGGTATCTCCGTTTACCGTTACACCACCTGGTGCAGTAAGAATGGCTTTACCACCTGCAGGTAAAATTGCGGTTAACTCATGAGTGGATACGTCATAAGAAAAAATGCAGCTATCTTCAAAAATACGGATGGTTTGATTCAGGTCATCTGAAGGAGACGGATTATCTGCATTGTTAAATCCGGCAATGGCCACACCCATTTCCAGTACACCGGATGGACTTAGCACCATGACTTCCTCACCAATACTTGGTGGATCCCATGTTTTGGTTTTTCCTGCCCTTAAAGAAAGAAAACGAAGTTTTGCAGTCGTAATCTCGCCAATGGTGACGGTGACTGTCGTAAATGGTTTAGCCGGATAAATGGCCTTGATTGTTCCGAAGCGAATCAGGTTTTCAAGGCGTCGATGTAGTTCTGCGCTCATGCTGCAATCGTGTTGCAGTCATTTCGTTATTGCATGTGGTTGCTGTTGTATTTAGGCTTTTTACAACTCATTTTATGGCTTGACTGACAGGTAATCTAAGACATCGTTTTCAATCATTTTTATTTCTTCATCCGTAAAGCCCAGCAGTTCCCGGCTGTCATATTTTACGGTTGGACCATCACGGTCGACCTTGTCTCTTAAACCGAACTGGTGAACCCGGGCAATAAAGGCCACTCGACCGGCAAAGCCAATGGCTATGCCTTGGGCTGTTCTTTCCATACGCATGTATTTGGCACTTTTGATGACATTGAACATTTTATTTTTGATTTTGTTTTTTTTGTCACGCAGGCGGTTTTTCCGTGGCACATATGTACTGCCATCCGGATTTTTCTGTTTGGTAATACGCGACTTTTGTGATGCCCGAAGTTTACGGGCAATATGCATTTCCAGCTTACGTCTTTCAGCATCACTGAGCTGATGTAACATTGCGCCCAGGTGTTCTGTCAGTAATTCTAAATCTGCCATAGCTTCACCAATTTTATGGGCCAGGTGAAGCTGAAGTCCAGGATGCTAGTACTTCACCAGTCGCGTTGTCGATAAGCTGCATCGGCTGTGAATCCAAAGGTGTTTCATACTGAGGTTCAGCCGGGAAACTGACATTTAATGTTCCATCAGGCTGGCGTTTTACAATGAC